TGGGAGTCGTCATGTACCACCAATTACAGTAAAGGTAGAATTTCTGCATTTTATTTTTACTAACTTGATTTAGCTGCGTTCTGCCCAGTTAAGTCAAGTGTGGGCGGGGTTCTACGATCTTGTGGGGCTCTTCCCCCACTTGACCGTAGAACCCCGCTTACCCGTATTTTTGCACTTGTAATGACATCACAAAAACACTTTAAACACCTGTGTCTGTATTATATGTGTACTTTTAGATTTATTATTACTGGTTTATAATTAATTAAATATAAAAATAAATACAAAATAAAAAATTTCACACTTATAAAATTTACGTATTGAAAGTTTTTCCTTTGAAGAAGAAGACTTGCGTTAGCAAAGAGCGGGCTTCGGCTCGCTGATCTTTCGAGATTCCTGAGGGGTATTTTTGCGGCCCACACTTTGGATGTTTACATCCTAGCAAGGTTTCGGCTTGGTTCCTTGCGAAAGAGTAGTCCCGTTAAGAAGATAAGTAGGGCGTTTTTCTAATTTATTGGAATTACTAACAATATAAGACGTAGGCAACGCGTGTCATCAAGTGCACCATTTAAAGTTTTAGGTAGAAAACCGTGATAAGCTACGACAACGCTACAAACCAGCCACAATAATTAACGAATATGGATACACCATCTATAAAGTTAATATTACCCATGATTGGCGGCGATAAAGGCCGTCAGCCTCTAAACCAAAATTGTGAGGTTCCAAAATTTTGTGACCAATGTGGAATGAAGAGATCAGCCAAAAGCAAGTGCTCTATGTTCTGCTTGGTCGGACAAAAATTGGGTTTTTATTTCTCAGGAGATACCAAGAGCAAGATTTTGGAAGCAGCAGGAATCACGCATGTTAAAGTAGAGTATATGCAAGGTTATGGAATTGACGCTAATAAGGTCGTTCAACTCGTCGTAGATGAGTTTTCATTGTTTAGAGAAAATTCTAAAACTGCTGCTATCATCACCTACTTAAAATTATCTAGATCAATAAGGCTTTTGACTTTTAGGTATAGAAATCTAAGGAGAATATTAGAGGTGATCGCTAAATGTGTTTCTGATGAATATGACCTTACTATTCTTCATGATTATTATAGCTGCATAGTTGGTTTTAAGAGAGTTTTAACACCAAGTAACAACCTAGTGCAAGTCTTGATTGATAAAGTTGGAAAGTCATATGAAGGTTTTCATCGTCTTAGATTAATTCATGATATTGAAACAAACCCTGGACCCGTTGTTAGCACATTGGCAAGCTGGACAGGGGCTGATAAAGTTGCTAGCGAATTTACAGCTAGATTTGATTTTGCCACGCAGCAAATGTGTATGTTGAACCATAATATTAGTGAACTGAAGGAAGCAATCAACACAAAAGGTGAAGAATTGGGACGTTTAGCCTCTGAAGTATCAAATAAAGGTATAAACATTAACCCCTTTAGTGAGATTGTTGAATGGGTTAAAGCCAATTTTACAATTCCGTTGGGGCTCATGGCCTATGTCATGATATCAACATTAACTGATAGGGGTGTCATTGGAAACTGGTGTATGTTGGCACTGACTGCTATAAGCGGTATGATCATTATGCATAGCAATGTGAAGAATATATCGTCATATTTCCTGCAAGCCCAATCCCTTGACACCTGGGCCAGTAAAGTGACAACGTTAGTTTTAGTTGTGCTCTCAGGAAGTGAAGAAATAGGAAAATTTTCTGCTACAAGGAGATTTTCAGTTATTGAGAGTATAAAAAGAATAAGGGAGGCTTCAAGGCTCACTGACGCAGTAAATGATGTTGTTGATTGGTTTAAGGAAGTGGTTTGTTTAGTTGCTGATGTTTTCGGTTATAAGATAGATGCGTCATGGAGAGCTAATAATTCGGAAGTTGTTAAAATCCAACTCAGGGTCTTAGATTTACTGAACAAGTACGTGCAGAATCCTAGTTGCGTTGATCGCACTTTCACTGCTGAAGTGTCTAAAATACAACTTGAAGTGACAAACTTATTGTCTAACACAATCCTTTCGAAAGAGAGCAGTCACATTAGACAAGTTCTTATGGATACCCAAAACAAGCTTGTCCAACTTCACAGGTATGTTAATGAAACAGGGCATAGCTTACGAGATAGGAATGAGATGGCATTTCTTCCTGTTTCTGGAGCTCCAGGTTGCGGGAAAACATATTTTTCGACATTTGTTAGTGCACATCTTTCTGTTATGTTATCTAATGAAGAAGAGTTAATGGAAACTGTGAATAACTATAAAAACAAAGTCTATGTTTGGCCCATAGAAGCTAAGCACTTCGACTTATATAAAGGTGAACCTATTATTATGTTTCCTGATCTATTTGCTCTTACTGATGTGGCAGGAAAGGCAAGTGAAGCTACTTATCTGATTTATCTAGTTGGTGGACAAGCAATGGAATTGCCCGCCGCAGAGCTTACGAAGAAGCAGAAACTGTGGTTAATATCTGATGTTACAATAGCTTGCACCAATGTTACATGTGTTCCGGATTCAATGTTTGCATCTATCCGTGACGCTTCGGCTCTTAGAAGAAGACTCAATCAGTGTGGGTATTATCAATATGTCAACCCTAAGTATGCAGTTAGAGATGTTGATGGCAAAATAGTTGTTGACAAATCAGTTAAGAGAATTAATGGATATGAAAACGATAATAAGCTTTACGCAAGGTTGGATGAGAGTAAAGTTGACGCTGAAGATTTGCCAGATGATGTTTGGTTCTTCAGAAAGCTGGATTTTGCTACTGGATGTTTTGCTGACAACATTATATATTCGCAGAATGAATATTTACAGATCGCTTATAACGAAGTTAAGAAACAGAGCGAAAAGAGCGCTAAGAAGGATTCTAGGGTGAAGACCTTAGTTGAAAAATCATTGAAGCTGAGAACTACTGCACAAACTAGTATCTCCGGTATGGTTGACGATAAGTTTGAACTAAAGATGAATAAATATAAAAAGAAAAATATAAGAGAAAACAAAAAAAAACAAAAAATAGAAGAAATGAAAGAATTTAACTTGACAGAAAAACTCAAGGAGTATAAAGAGAAAATGGGTGAGGAAACGGAAGAATCTTCTTCCGACTCAGAATATTTCAGTAGTGAGGATGAAGGTTACCACACAGCCGACAATAGTTCTGACAACAAAGAGAGTAGTATTGAGCCGAATGTAGTTGTTGCACCAATTGAACAGGAAGTAGCAGATTTTGACACGATTGTTGATAACATTCAAAGTAAGTATAAGCGTGATTTAGAGTTCTTGAACAGTTGTGCACATTCTCAAGTTGGTGAAGGAAGCAAGTGTATTAGTGAAGTTTGGGTTGATGAAGAACCTAAAGGATTCCTTTATGATTATGTTACCAGGTGCACAGATTATTTTGCTGATAGGTTCAATGAAATAGATGCAGAAACTTATAGAAAACTTAGAAAACATACTGACGCTTGTAGTAAGGATGATATTCGTGTCAGCCTACTTTCTTTTGATTTGTTCAGTGATGAGTGGATATATAGTGCAAGTGATAAAGAGTTGCGTAATACATTCTTTTGTTATAATTTGAGATCTGAGAGTTATAAGTTCAAAGATTTTAAGAATTCGGAAGTTATTAGAGCCGGAGAACTGATAGCTAGTGGTAGGTTCATCAATAGGACAGTTGAAGATGTTATCTTTGATTGTCAGATTAGAAAAAGAAGGGAAATGAACCTACTGAGAAGTATTTATGTTGGATTGAAAAGCTTTACAGACACCATGAATTCTTACGTTGCTAATCCTCTGATGTGTTTTCTTAAGAGTGAAACAGGTGTTATGGTTCTAGATGCTTTCAAGAAAATATCAGTTGTGAGTGCAGCTATCGTTGGAGTTGTAACAGTTTATAGGTTAGTCAGAGATGAAGGTAAATCAGAAATTCCTTCTGTCAAAACCTTAGACGCTGCTAAAGCTGTTGATCCCCCAACATTAGGTGTTGAGAGCCAGGTTTCAAGAGGTGCTGATTATGAATTTATTAGTAAGAGGTTGGAAAATTTTAGATTGATCTATGTTATTTATGGTGAGAATGGTAATAGGTATTCTAAACATCTAGGAACAGCAATTTGCTTGGGAGGCAGAACTTTTATAACTCCTGATCATGTTTGGAAAACAGCTGTTTACTATATGGATAACAGATCTGCTACTCTCATACTATCTAAGTACAGCGACATGGAGCCAGAAACTAGTCCTTTTTCTTATACTAAGGATGAGCTTGTAGAGAGCATATCTGAAGAATTAGCTGTGAGAGACATAGCTTGCATTACTATAAACCCTTCGTTAGATTCAAAATTCGATAGATTCCCTAATATCTTAAGTTCCATTCCTCCTAGAAAAGTTATGGAAGATTTGATTGTCAAGGAAAATCTGGGAGGTATCTACACCAGGAGGAATGTTGTTAAACACACTCCTATAGGAACTCCTACATATTGTGAAGTTCTCGCTAATTATACATCTCCTATTTCTTATTCAGCTGATATAGACGATCCTGATAGAGAGTATCATGAAAGTATTAGGCATTATTCTTATCCTCACTTTTCTTTGAAAGGGAGAAATAGTTTCTTCTCAACCGTTTCAGGTGAATGTGGTAGTGCTGTATTTCTTGTCGATAATAGAAAGAACAGGTATGTTAAAGAAGGCTACCTGCAAGCACAACAACCATGGTTAGTTTATATGCACACATTTGCAAGTACTATAACTCCAAAGGGTACTATTCTGTTTCGTGAATTATTCTCCGAAATGGAGTTGGACGGGCCTTTGCCTAAAGTAGATAGAGTTGTCGAGACGATAAACAAGAAAATTGAGTACATTTCCCAGGTGGGGGTTTGTGAGCCAAAGAATATTTTAGTCGAATCTATTTGTGAAGATGTCCACAATCAGTACGCATTCGCTAAACTTGATATTGAGATACCCATACAAGGTAAAACCTTTATAAAGAGGAGTGAGGTGTATAAGCATTATAGCTTGCCTGAACCAGAAAGATATCCTGTGAGAATGAGAAATTTCTTTGATAAAGATACAGGTGACGAGATAAGTCCCATAAAATTAGCCTTGAAGGATTACGGTAGAAATAATGTGAAATGTGATGATAGTTTTCTAGCAAATGTTTCAAATTTGGTCATCAATGATATCTTTCAAAGGAGTCAACCTGTCGAGAGAGCTGATTTACTTAATTATGAGATATGTCTTTATGGTGACCCAGCATATAACTTAAAACCTTTTAAATGGGATACATCAGCGGGTTTTACTTTCAGATACGCAATGATTAAGGATGATGTGGCGACGAAAGGTAAAGAATTTATGATTGATAGGGTTGGCAGTGAAGTTGTGGTCAAGAAATGGGTTTTTGAATACCTAAGTGCTATAGAGAGCTATTACAAAGAAGATTTATCTCGAATGGTCAATATTAGTATAGCAAATCTAAAGGATGAAACACTCCCTGCAGAAAAGGTTAAGCAAGGTAAATGCAGAATCTTCTTCTCCAATGAATTCGATATAATTGTGTTTGAGAAAAAATACTTCGGAGCTCTTAATGCTTGGTGTGTAAGAAATCATGTCAGAAATGGGTTTTTGGATGGTGTGAATCCGTATTCTCAAGATTGGGATGACCTGGGTTTTGCTTTATCTACCAAAAGCAAATTTCTCTTTGATGACTTTAGTAAATTTGATAAGTACCAAAGATGCTATATAAGTGAGCTGTTCAAGCAATTTTGTAGAAGATTCTATTCTAAAGCACCTGAGAGTGAGCACGAATTCAGAGAGAAATTACTTGATATTTATTGTGAAAATATTGTACTCGTTCAAGATAAATTTTGCTTGATGAGCCATTGTAATGTGTCTGGAAGGTTCTTAACTCTCCTTCTTAACTCTTTCGCTAATAAAGTGTATCATTATGGCAGTTTTGTCAGAGCTTGGCAGTTGTCTAATTCCTTATCTATAAATGCCTCTTTACCCGAACAGTATATAAGACAGAAAGTTGTAGATGCTGTTCTTGGTGATGATGTCATTTTCGGCTTTGACGATGGGTCTTTCCCCTTCGATTTCTTCATATGTAAGAAGATCATGAAGGAAGTTTTCGGAATGACCATAACTGACGACACCAAGGGTAGAGAAGGAGAGCGGCCTTATAAGCGCCTTGACCAAGGTGAAATAGCTGGTAGAAGACTCATCTATAAAAGTTATCTGGGGAAAGGTAAGTGGTATTCTCCTCTAAGAAGCAGATCTAAATATGATAAGCTTCATTGGAGTAAGGGTAACACTGATAAAGATATTGAATTAGCGAAATTTGATGAGACTCTAATTGAAGAGGTTCAGGAAGGAGAAGCCCATTTTAATTTCATGGCTCCCAGACTGCTTGAAGCTGCTAAAGATGGATATGGAAGTTATCCTAAATTTTGCACATTTCCTGCTGCACAAGCGGCTTTATATTCTTTACAGAAGGGTGAAGTGATCAACGGTGTTCGCTTAGGCGATTACTAGAGTTGGCTCCCCTCGTTATTGTACTTTTAGAAATTCATTATAAAACATATACCGTTTAATACCAATAACAAAATACAAAATAAATAATCAATAAAAACAAATACAAAATAAGTAAAATTCACAAAACAATTTTGATAAAAATGATTAAATACATAAATAAATGCCTTTAGGAGTATACCTTGTTGGGGCTTTAACCAACTAAAAACATTGCTAGAGTCCTAACTAGATTCTAGCTCTTATAGCTAGTTTGTATTGATTTAAAATATGACATACCATTGCAAGTGGTTAGTAGCTTGCACGTTTGTGGTCGTAAACCGCGTTTTGGTTCTTTTTTGAGCGAGGAATCAAAACATTGTAAGGCTCAATCTGGAGAAGGTAGTAAAGACACCGTTGAGGAGAAGTCAACAACTACTTTCCATTCGGGTGCTGCTACCCAAGAGGGACCTACAGAGGTTCCTATGGATAGATTAAGTGTTTACCAGGATAAGAACTCTGATATATCTAGTTTCTTATCGAAACCTATCCAAATAGCAGTCGGTCAGTGGACAACTACAATGACTGAAAATTACAACCTACTTAGTTTCGATATTGGGCAACTTTTGTTCAGTAATGATATCTGGTTTCAGAAAATTAAAGGATTTAATCTCATTAAAGGCACTTTTAAAGTGAAAGTTGCATTAAACACGTCACCTTTTCAGCAGGGTAAGCTGATTCTACATTACCTACCTTGCTATTTGTCATTTACGAATGCAAACCCAAATTGGTCAAAGATGTATAACAAGAAATTAGTGCAGAAAGTCCAAAGACCTCACATAGAGCTCGATTGCACAAGAACTGAGGCTACGTATTCTATTCCTTATGTTGCTCCTACAGCCATGTATGATATTTATAAGCAGTCTTATGATTGGGGGAGGGTCTTTTTAGATGTTTTTTCTCCTTTGAAAACTGGGAGCGCGGCACCAGCTGGTCAACTATATGCTGACTATGCAGTTTATGGGTGGTTTGAGAATGTACAACTCGCAGCTCCTGTAGTTCCTCAAAGTGGTAGAGGCAAAGGAAAGATTATTAGAAGAGCTTCTATATCCGAGAATAAGGAAGATACCCACAAAATATCAGACACGTTTAGTTTAGTAGGCAGCGTAGCCAAAGATTGTGAGAGCGTTCCAGTAATAGGCGATATAGCAAGACCTGTAGCATGGGCTTCCAACTGGATGGGAAAATTAGCGAACATATGGGGCTACTCGAAACCTATTTCTGATGAGAAAACCTCTAATCAACAAATTAATGCGCAAAGGTACCATACAAACGCTGATGGAGCTTCAAATGCAATAAGTTTTGCTACATTTTTGGAGAGTTCCCTAGAAGATGTGGATTATGCCTCTTGGACAAATGAAGATGAAATGTCGATGAGTTTCTTAAAACAAGTTCCTTATTACCATGGAAGTTTATTATGGACAAGTACAGCAGGTCAAGGGTCTAGCTTACTAAATATGAAGTTGATACCTTATTTTCTAAGGCAGCAAGACACTGATACAATTGCTACACATACGGCTAGTTATGATTACAACTCTTACTTCTCTTACTTTTCTCATTTGTTTGAACTTTACAGAGGGGCTTTTAAGGTTAAACTTAAAATAGTTAAAACTAAGATGCATTCAGGTAGGCTTCTAATTACTTGGACACCCACACAGGATATGTCAACATCAGTCACTCTATCTAATAGTGTTTATTCATTAAGGTGCATAGCTGATATAAGAGAAGCTGAAGAAATCGAGTTGAATTTACCTTATCTTTTGTCAAGTGATTTTATTGATGTTGGTAATGCCACAGGCACTTTAGACATAAAAATCCTTAACGACTTGAGAGGACCTGAGTCAGTGTCACAAGATGTTTATATTCAAGTGTTCATTACTGCTGGTGATGATTTTGAATTCGCAGTTCCTAAAGTGGTTAGTGGCGGATTTATCAGTGCATATCTACCGCAATCATCAGTTGGAGAAAAGGTATTACAGAGTAATTCAGCTGATGTCATCCTTGAGGAGAGTATAGGAGATACAAGTAAGGACAGTTCTAACTTATTTCATGCAAAGAGATGTATAGGTGAGAAAATAGAGAGTATAAGAGTTTTTCTGAATAAAAAGACTACCATGCAATGCCAGAATGGGGTTTCCCTGAACGCAGCGAGATTTATACCGCATAGTTACTGCATGACGACATTGACAAGTGGTGGCATCATGACAGGAGTTGTAGGGAATGATGCTTATACTTGGTTTGCTCCTTTATACGCATTCTTTAGAGGTTCTGTAATTTTCAGCTACACAGATATATCTAGCACAGGTAGGGTGCTAACAACATTTACACCTACCCAAAATACAGGAGTGATATTTCCAATCGCTTCAAGTAGCACTGTGCAAGTTGCTACAATTTCCAACTACAGTCCGAGTTCTACGACGTTAAGAACTCCTTTGGTTCCGACTGTATTGTCAAATGACGTCTCTAGTGTGTGTGAGATTAAAACACCATATTATAGTAAATACCCTTTTTCTTTGAATATTCCTTATGATGGTATTTACTCGGGTTCGAATGAGACGTCTCCTTATTCAGGAATTACTATATACAGCACTGTTGTATCGAACCCTGTTCTTAGTAGAGCAATAGGAGAAGACTTTAGATTTTCATTTTTCTTAGGTTTTCCTCCAACCTGCACTGCTTATATTTAACGAATATTCACTTAAGCACTACGTGTGTTAGCCGTCTATTTAATTTATTAAGTAGCCAGAAGGATCTTTTTTATACGGCCCACGGGGGGCTGATTTTTATGATCTGGACGGAAGCGTACGGCCGGGTCTGGTACTACTCTAAAAGCAAATTAGAGGGAGTACTTTTCTTTATGCA